CAGTCTTGGCAGCCATGTCACGAAGGCCATCACTACCGGCACGAATGTGCCCGCGGCGGCTGCGTATGCGAAATGGAACAACAGTCTGGTTCATGAGTACAAGCGTTCGGACGTGGTGGCGATCGACGAAGGTTTTTGCTACAGCAAGTACTTCGTGGTTCCGAACTGCGGTTCGATGGAATTAGATACAGACGACGAGATTAACATCGACGCCTCCACCATGACCCGCGGCAAGATGGCTCGTGAATTCATGAAGTACAGCAGCGCCAAGAAGACCAATCGAGTCTTTGTCAGCAAGTTTGCTGAGGCGCTTGCCTAAGTTATTGATCCACCAACAAGTTAAAGCACAACAAATCTGTGTACGAAGTGCGCAGAACAGTGTAGAATGGTGGCACAGTTGATTCCTTCTTAATCATGAACACCCAGTCCGTCCAGATCCTGGACACCCTCAAGTCCCGCTTCCCCGATCAAGTCGAGTTCCGCCGCAAGGCCATCGATGACGTAGCCGTCGAGCTCGGCTTCGGTTTCAAGGGAGCTTCCGAGCTCATCGCCGATCGGTTCAAGATCGCTCGTGGTCTTTACAACTTCTCTGCAGTCCTCAAGCCCGAGACCTCTGCTGCTCCGGCTCCTGCCGTCGCTAAGACCGCAATGAAGCTGGCCGCTCAGGTCAGCTCCACGATCAACGAGGATGCCTACGTTCCTGCCAAGGATCCGACCTACGTGAAGTGGGGATCCTTCGATGATGTCCTGACGGTCATCAAATCTGGCACTTTCTATCCCATTTACATCGCGGGTCTCTCCGGCAACGGAAAGACGATGATGGTCGAGCAAGCCTGCGCGCAGGCTGGCCGTGAGTACATCCGCGTTCAGATTTCCCCGGAGACAGACGAAGACGACCTCATCGGTGGTTTCCGACTGCTCAACGGTGAGACGGTATTCGCCAAAGGTCCGGTCATCAAGGCCATGGAACGAGGCGCTATCCTTCTCATCGACGAGATCGATCGAGCGACCAACAAGATCATGTGCCTGCAGGGTGTTCTAGAAGGCAAGCCTGTCTTGATTAAGAAGACCGGTGAGCTCATTCATCCGTCTCCGGGGTTCAATGTTCTGGCTACTGCTAACACGAAGGGCAAGGGCTCTGAGGATGGCCGCTTTGTGGCTGCCACCATCATCGACGAGGCTTTCCTCGAGCGGTTCGTCTCCACCATCGAGCAACCGTATCCGTCTCGTACGATCGAGACCAAGATCGTCTCTCGTCACATGGAAAAGTTTGGCAAGATCGACGAGGATTTTGCAGACAAGCTGACCACGTGGTCCGAGATCATCCGCAAGACGTTCGCCGATGGTGGTGTTGACGAGCTGGTCTCAACGCGTCGCCTCTGCCACATTACTCAGACCTTCTCCATCTTTGAGGATCGCCTCAAGGCTGTCCAGATGTGCATCTCTCGGTTCGATCTGGATACCAAGACCGCCTTCCTGGATCTTTACACGAAGGTCGATCCTTCGGTTCAGCCCGAGAAGCCTGCGGATCCTGTGGCTCAGCCCACTCCGAATGCGGCGACTCCCGCTTACTGAGCACTCACCTCAGTTTTTTGTTTACATCCTCTCCTAACAAGGTAGAATGACTGTGTGGATCGAGGTCCGGATCCACACAGCAACGACAAATAGGACCACTGAAAATACAATGACTAAGTCCAATACCAACACACAGAAGGCTCGCCTCGCTAAGTTCCTCGCCAAGACCGAGGAAGCCACTGCTGCCCAGGCAGCCCGTAGCTGCAGCATCGCCAACGTCTCGGCGGTCATCTCTGACCTCCGCAACGAGGGCCACGTCATCTGGACGAATCGCCGCACTGCCCCGAACGGCAAGACGGTCTTCGTCTATCGTTACGACTCCGCTCGTAGCGCCGCCAACCTGCGCTAAGGTTATCGGCTGGAGGGTTGAAATCCTCCAGCCATTCTCTTTCGGGGCCAGTAGGCAACTGCTGGCTTCCGACAACTTGTGGTTCGGGCGACTCCCACAATAAAAACAGGCCCAACCATTTTCAATGTCTGATCAGTCCCAAGGACGTAAATTCGATTCCGGCAAGCCCGAGTACGGTCTGATTCCTCCGTATGCACTGGAGGAAATGGTAAAGGTTCTGACACTGGGTGCTCAGAAGTATGATCGTGAAAACTGGCGCCACGTACAAGATGGCAAGCGTCGATATTTCGATGCAGCTCAGCGCCATCTGTGGGCCTGGAGGCGTGGCGAACCGGTCGATCCGGAATCTGGCATTCATCATCTGGCACACGCCGCAGCTAATCTCTTTTTCCTCTACGAGATTGACACAGGCCATACATATGGCACCACCTCTTCATCATGAAACTCTCTGACAGCACTGTTGACATCCTGAAGAATTTTTCGGCGATCAATCCGAACATTCTCTTCAAGCGCGGCACCACCCTCAACACGATCGCCGAGGCCAAGAACATCTTGGCATCTGCCAAGATCTCTGAGGAGATCCCGACAGAGTTTGGCATATTTGACCTCACACAGTTCCTATCTACGGTATCTCTCCTTGAGAATCCTGATCTGGAATTCACCGAGAACTCGGTATTGGTCCGAGACGGAAACGCCTCCATTCAGTACTATTACTCGAGCCCCGAGGTCTTGACGGTACCCACAAAGACCGTCAATATGCCGAATCCTGACGTGGTGTTTAATTTACCATCAGATACTATCAACAAGATCAAGAGGGCATCCTCTGTTCTTGGACATCCGACCCTTCAGATTACCGGTGCCAAAGGGCGAATTACGTTGCAAATTGTCGACCTGAAGAACCCTACGGCAAATAAATACTCGATTGTGATAGATGAGAAGAATGCTTGTAATGAGGTCTTCTCATTTGTCATGGTCATCGGCAATCTGAAAATGATGGCAGGTGATTACGTGGTCTCGATAAGCTCAAAGCTCATCAGCCACTTCAAGAATACCAGCACTCCCGTTGAGTACTGGATCGCTCTTGAAAAAACTTCGACGTTCGGCAAATGAAGTCGAAATTAACCTAGGTACAACACAACATGGAAAACGCACAAACCACAACTACCGAGCAGGCAGCTCCTGCTCCTCAACTGAACCTCAACGACCTCGCAGCCGTTGTGCAGATGATCGACGTCTGCTCACGCCGCGGAGCCTATGAGGGTCCAGAGCTCGCCGCAATCGGTGCTCTTCGCACTCGCTTCGCCGACTTCCTGAAGGCCAATGCTCCTAAGGAGCAGCCGAAGCAGGACGGTGAAACCGTTGCAGGTGACAAGCTCCCAGGTGACGTTGCAGCCAACTAATCGGTAGTTTCCGATCGGACTTTTGGCGCGTAGTCTGTAAAGAACGCGCCTTTTTTATTTTCAACTGAATTCATACATTATGAGCAAGATTCCTACCTCTCCGGAGGACACTAAGGCGATTCGTTCTGCCCTCGACCAGATCTCTGAAGAGCTTTCCGCAATTCAGACCAGCAAGACTCAGATCGGCGAGATCCTGAAGTCTCTCGAAGACAAGTACAAGGTTCCGAAGAAGACGCTCCGTAAGGTCGCAAATCTGTACTTCAAGCAAAACGTCGTCGAGTTCGAGAACGAGACCTCCGAAGTCAAAGAGCTTTATGGAGCAATCTCTGGTGTGTACAAGAACCAAACAGCTTGATAGCATTTGGTCCACATGAGTCAAACTGAATTCCTCTGGGTTGAGAAATACCGGCCAAGCAAGATCGATGAATGCATATTGCCTGAAGATCTGAAGGCATTGTTCGCCGGAATTGCCAAGTCTGGCAAGCTTCACAACATGCTCTTCACTGGTACTGCCGGTCTAGGCAAAACCACTGTTGCGCGTGCTCTGTGTAACGAGTTGAATCTTGACTACCTATTGATCAACGGATCGGAGGAATCTGGTATCGACGTCTTGCGGAACAAGATCAAGCAATTTGCGTCGACCGTCTCGCTGAGTTCAGACGGTCCTAAGGTCGTGATCCTCGATGAAGCTGACTATCTTAATGCGCAGTCCACTCAGCCTGCTCTGCGTGGCTTCATCGAGGAGTTCTCGAACAACTGCAGGTTCATCTTGACCTGCAACTTCAAGAACCGAATCATTGAGCCGATTCATTCGAGGTGTGCAGTTATTGAGTTCAATACCGACAAGAAGGCACTCGTAGGTCTGTGCGCTCAGTTCCATAAGAGATTGGTCGGAATCCTAAAGACCGAAGGTATCCAGTACGATGTTCGAGTCTTGGTCGAGATCATCTCTCAGTTTGCGCCAGATTGGCGTAGAGTTCTTAATGAGTGCCAGCGTTATGCCGCAAGC